TACCTATAGTTTATAATATTTTCATCTTATGTCCTATTAATTGGTTTAGCGCCAATAATTTGTTGTGGTACTTGAGCCTGTTGTCTTAATTTCAAGTCATCTTCACGAGCGTTTGGATTTTTTGAAATAGTTGGTGCAATAGCTTGCCAACCTTTTTGTGTCATTAGTTGTGCTTGTAATCTGCCATTTCTAAAAGAAGGTCGTGTTAAATCTTCATCGGCTGACACTGGATCATGTGGGTTTGCAAGTTGATAATTTAGACCGGCTTTATGTCCTGGGCAATTTGGGTCATTCTGGTCAACACAGGGGTGCATATCGTTTGGTCCTTTAGGAGGTTTAGGACCGTAACGAAAGAATGAGCCGTTGCCGATTGATTCTGTAATTTCTTTAATTTTCATAAGTAGCTCCGACGATTGGATCTAGGATAACTGGGGTATTGTTACGTAATAGGACGTTACCTTTATGTAGGTCCAACACGGGTTGAGATGGTAATTTATCCATATCGTCAATAATTTCAAAAATACCTGGATAGTGTTGCAGTAGGAATTCTTTTTGGTCAGTTGTTAATTCACGTGCGTAGAATAGTGGTTTAATAACTGCCATTAGATCTGAAAGATTCTTACCGACAATTGGTTCTAATTTTTCCAATCTAATCACGAATGTATTTTTATTGATTCTAATGATAGGCCCGGTAGTTTTTGGTACATTTGGATTAGACTGATGCAATCTAATATATTTAATATACTGTAGAAATGCTGGATCGTGAGTAAAGATTTTTAAAACCCAGGGATAAGTTGGGTGAATATAAGCTGAACCGTAGGATCCGGTACCCAGGTGTTTAAATCCGTTATCCAACATATATTTTTGAAACTGTTCCAATTTATCAATACGGGGGTTAAAAGCGCTCAAATCACCTTGAAATGTTTGAGATGCTTGTTGGAAATGTGGATGGCTTTTATATCCGGTTAATTCTTTAATTTTCATATTCTTATTTATCGTAAGCTAAAATGAAATATGTTTTATGTTCTGGTTTTTTGAAAGCGATTTGTAGGTTATGGTTAGAAGAGAATGCCCAGAGTTCCATATGGTCACCTATATGTTGGTTTAGCCAAGTTTCCAGGTGGTTTATATTATCCATCCAATCGGTGATTGAGGTATATTTTTGTTGAGGTAATGTGAATATATATTTGAACTCTTCCATATTGTTATTTACATTGATAGAAGAGTTCATAATTTATTCTGGTAGATTATTAAGTAATGAGCGAAGTTTAGAGCTTTGTACTTCTGCTTTAATTTTTGGAGCGTTCATACCTGTGGTTGGGTCATCTACGATTGATCGTTGTTTAATTGAATTTAGAATTGCTGAACCTGCTGATTGGGATGGTGAGTCTAATTCATAATCTTCGCAATCACTGATTCTTAAAGAATCGATATTAAATTCCAGATCTATTTTTTGACCTACGCCAGAAGAGCTTCTAGTTTTCATTAATTGTATTTGGTATCTACCGCGTTCTCGCATAGCACGTGAGGTAAAGATACCGAATACGTTATCAGCGGTTTGTATTTTAGATAGGCCGCCTGAGATATGAGAGTGGTCGAATTCTACTTCTTCTACTGCGCCGCGATTAAGCTGTGAAGCGGTGACGAACACGCAATTTTTTTCCACTGCCAGGTTTCATAATTCTTCAGAGACGTATTTGTCTTTGATGAATAGATCTGCTGGTGAGATTTTTTTGCTCATTGGCATTAGTAAGTCTAGGTAGTCTACTAGTAGTACATCTAATTTTTTACCGGTTTTTATTTCATATTCTTTAAGGTAGGCACGAACATCGTTAGCGGTTTTTCCTGAAGGCATATATTTGACTTGTAGGGACCCTGCTTTTTTGCCTATCATTTTGACTTTCATTTCTACTTCATCGAGTTGTTTGAATACATCTCGTGTAGGCACCCCTGTCATCATTGAATCGATACGCATTGATACGAGTTCTTCTGAGAGCTCTAAAGTCAGGTATAGTACATTCATACCGGCTAGTGCCCAATTCACGCCCAGATTAGCTAGGAATAGAGATTTACCTGCACCTGAGCCACCGGCGAAGATATTAAGTTCACCGCGATTCATTCCACCGAATAATTTTTCATCTACTGCTTTCCATCCGGTTGAGACTTGTCCATTTTTATCTTTAATTTTAAGTAGTCTAGATCGTGGGTTATCGAAGTAATCGGTACCCATATCTTTTTGTAGGCCGACTTGAACTGCTTGTTTAATTTTATCTTCTACTGATCCGTATTCACCTTTTTCTAGCATATCGGCTGATTCTAGGATTGCTCGTTCAAGTCCTTTATGACGAGTAAAGGTTTCAAATTCGTTTAAGAGCCAATCGAAATTAGCTTCAAGAAGATTTTGTGGTTGTTTAAAATCTGACCCGGTAGCGGCATTAATTATTTCGTATGTAGGCATTACGTTATAATTTTCTGCGTATTGATAGAGAAATTCAGCTGGCATTTGTAATTTTCTATCAAATAGAGATGAGTCGAAGATTGATTGGCATCTAACGAAAGTACTAGCATCTGCCAACATCATTTCTAGGTACAATTTTTGAATATCATATCCATAATCTATATTTTGTTTCATAATCCCTCATGTTTTAAATCCATATCCTTATAGATTTATTAGAACCATTTTTTTGCTCGTAGTTGTATTTTGAGCGCATTTGATTGTTTATATTTCATAATTAGCCAGATAGTAGCCAATCGACCTATTTTATTTACTGCATCATTAACATCTTTTATGGGGTGATCCCAAGATGGATCATATGGCCATTCTGGTAGTGAGACTGACCATCCGTATTCGATTGCTTGTTTAACAGTTGTTGGACCTTCATGGTCTCTATCTGGGACTAATATAATTTCTTTCCCTAGTTGTCGTAGTAGCCAATCTTGGCTATCTTTAATATGTGCTCCGAGTATAGCGCAACCTTCTATACTGATAGCATCAATTGGGCCTTCTAAAACAATAACTGAATTTCTAGTATTGTGTTGTTTATCCAAATTGAATACATAACCTGGTTGTTGATCTGACAGGTATTTTGGTTTAGCATCATTAATTGCTCTTGCAGTATGACCTACTATTTGGTTATTGTAATAGAATGGCATAATTAATCTATTAGAATATCCTGGTTTTGGAGTCCAATGAAAGTCATAATCTTCCAGATATAGATTTCGTTCTGTCATATATTTCAATATTGGCATTAATTTTTCTGGTGGGTTATCCAGATAATCAATGATAGGTTTAGTATCCGGTGGTAGTGCCATTATATTGAAAGTTGGTATAATAGTACTAACAGTAGTATTAGATTGTTCATTCAGTAATCTTAACGCATCAATACTTAATTTATTAATAGTATCATCACTAATGCCCAACCATCTCATTAGAGATTTCATTTTAGGACTTAATTGTCTTCCTGGTTGCCAACTTGCTTTGAATTGGCAGTTAAAGCAATGATACGTCACTACGTCACCAGAATTGATAATAAATCCGCCACGTTGTCTTGTATCAGGTGTGTGTCCGGTATGGGGGCAACAAACTGCGTTAAACACCCACCAACCGCTGGGTGTTTTTTTTCTTTTTAATGGTAAGAAGTTTTGTATTGTTTCTGGTATTATTGACATTGCTACATTATAGTCTATTGTAATGTCAATGTCAAGTTAGTTTACAACAATTTTTGTTATTTTTCCATATGCTGCTTGAATCTGATCTGTGTATGAAATCAGGTCGTTACGCAATAATTGGAGTTTAGGATTAGTCCAATATACACGAAAATGACAGAAATCCCCAACTGGAACGTTGCTAAATGTAATAGTATTAGACGTTGCAACTGTTGTTGTCCATGTTTGAAGAGTGGTTGCCTTTTTAAATGAATCGACTGAAATAGTTGATGCGGTAGTGCCTTCTAAATATATGGTACCGATAAAGTTATCACATTTAATACTAAACGATAAGGTGGTTGTTGGGATTGCTTCATAAAATCTAGCTGGAATTGCGCTACTATGATGGGTGGGATTTCCAAGGTAATCCAACTCAGCAGTAAATGTATTAAAGACACGAGAAGGTTTAGTTGTTGGTATAGCCGATGCCACTAATTCTAGCATTCCCACGGCAGAAAAATGACCATCTGTATATAATGGTATGATTAATCCATCCTTTTCTGCAACTACTGTGTATTTGAAGAATTGTGGTGTGAAGTCTACCAAG